TACGTGAGCAATTGCATGTAGTAGAACGTAATACCGACCGTATGCTTCGCTTGGTGAACCAAATTCTTGATTTCCGCAAAATACAGAAAAATAAAATGAAGTTGCGTATAGAACAGATCGATATTGTTCCTTTTGTACGCCATATCATGGATAATTTTGAATCGTTGGCCGAAGAGCATCATATTGATTTTGTATTCGAAAGTGAAATGCCTTCCTTGAAACTGTGGGTAGATGCGGATAAGCTGGAAAAGATTGTCTTTAATCTGCTTTCCAATGCTTTTAAGTATACTCCACAGGGTAAGATGATTACGCTTTTCATTCATGAAAATGAGCATAATGTGGCGATTGGTGTACAGGATCAAGGTATAGGAATTTCTGAAAGCAAGAAAGCTTCTCTTTTTGTCCGTTTTGAAAATCTGCTGGACAAGAATTTGTTTAATCAGCAAAGTTCAGGCATCGGTCTTTCTTTGGTTAAGGAATTGGTGGAACTGCACAAAGCGACTATCCGTGTGGATAGTAAAGAGGGGGAGGGCAGCTGTTTCACGGTTGAGTTTTTGAAAGGTAAAGAGCACTATACGGAGAATGTGGAGTTCATTCTCTCTGATTCTGTCGAAATGAGGCCGGAAGAGGTGGAAGAACCAGTTCAGGGACATGAAGAGAAAAGGAATGAAAGTAAAACGATGTTGCTGGTTGAAGATAATTTGGAACTTCGTTTCTTTTTGCGTAGTATCTTTATCTCAAATTTCAACGTCATAGAGGCTGTTAATGGGGCTGATGGTTTGGATAAAGCTTTGAAGTTTGTTCCGGATATTATTATTAGTGACATCATGATGCCGGAAAAGGATGGTATTACTATGACAGAAGATTTGCGTGCTAATATGGCGACCAGTCATATTCCAGTGGTTTTACTGACGGCTAAAACGGATATGGACAGTAAGTTGGAGGGTATGGAGCTGGGAGTTGAGGATTATATAACGAAGCCGTTTAGTGCCACTTACCTGAAGGCTAGGGTGGAGAATATTTTGACACAACGTGTCAAGTTACAACAGTTGTATTGTGCGAATCTGATGAATATTCAGCCTGTTCCGGAGGAAGAACAGCAAACACAGCCTGAGATGTCTTCGCATGACCGTAAATTTATGGAAAAACTGACGGAATTAATGGAGAAGAATATGGATAATGGCGATTTGATAGTGGATGATTTGGTACAAGAACTTGCGGTGAGTCGTTCTGTCTTTTTCAAGAAACTGAAAACCCTGACAGGACTTGCCCCCATTGAGTTTATTAAAGAGATGCGTGTGAAACGTGCCGCGCAATTGATAGAAAGTGGTGATTATAATATGACGCAGATTGCTTATATGGTAGGTATTAATGATCCTCGTTATTTCAGCAAATGTTTTAAACAACGTTTTGGTATGACACCTACTGAATATAAAGAGAATGCAAAAAATAAGCGATAACTTTTGCTGCTATTTGTTAGTTCTTGCAGCGTTTATTTTTTAATGATTTCTTAAAGGGTATGTTTAAGTGTCGGGTATTTCTTTTGTTATGTGAGTGAGTTGCTCATGTTATTTTATTATTTTTTCGAATATGTAATGGGGGTTTTTCTGAATTTTTAGTCTTTTACATAGATAATGAACTAAAAAGAGGAAAAAGATGAAAAAAGTAATTTTATTTATGGTAGGTGTTTTGGCGAGTCTGATGTTGAGTGCTCAGTCTCGTTGGAGTGTTACGCCGGAAGCCGGCTTGGTAGTGAATAAGGAAAATGAAGGGACATCAGTTACATTAGGTTTTAAAGCTGGTGCCGGTGTATTGTATCAGTTAAAGGAAGGGGTGGGAAAAAAGCCTTCTTTTGGCTTGAAGTCCGGAGTTTATATCTTAATGCAGAAAGGTGGGTATCATCCTATGAGTTGGGGAAACATATCAACAGGGGGAGGATTTAGCATGGATTATGAAAAAACGGATGTTGAGTCCACGCGTTATTATTTGCAATTGCCTGTTATGGCTCATTGGGGTTTTAAACTTTGTGATGATGTGCGTCTTAAATTAGCAGTAGGGCCTTATGTAGCTGTAGGAATTGGTGGACGCACTCATGCTTATGTTTCTTCCTCAAAATATAATATAGATGAAGAAACAGGTGTTGGACAGTATGAATATCGGAATGATTATTACCGGTTTGGCACATTTAAAGGAAAAGCAGTAAATGAGGAATTTGGTTTTGAGGCGTCCCCTCGTTTGGATTGGGGAGGAACGGCTTCTGTCGGGATTGCTGTTAAACGGATTTCATTTACTATCGGGTATGATTTGGCTTGGGGAAAATATAATAAGGAACAGAATGATTTAAGGATACGGAATCATATGGTTAGCTTTATTTCAGGGTATACTTTTTGATAAGAAAAAGGATAAATGAAACAAACATACACAAAATCTCTGGAAAAAACGAATAAAAAGGGACAAATGTCTTCGTAACGCCTGTCAATAAGGCGTTTGCGGAGCCAAATGAGGACAGGTAAAAAAACGGGGTAACGCAAAGGAAAGCGGATTTATGAAGCAGAACGGTCTCCAAATCGTTACCCGCCGGATGGCGATTTTTAACACACCGTGTTGTATCTGGCAGCTTGTGGCACAGGTTGGCATATCAAGGTCTAACTCGTTGAGTAATAACTTTGCAAACAAAAAACGAGTATGGCAAGAAGCACATTCAAGGTGCTGTTCTATGTGAACGGCAGCAAGGAGAAAAACGGCATTGTCCCCATCATGGGACGGGTTACAATCAACGGGACTGTAGCGCAGTTCAGTTGCAAGCAGAGCATCCCGAAAACGCTTTGGGACGTGAAAGGCAACAAGGCGAAGGGCAAGAGCTGCGAGGCACGGGATATTAACCTCGCTTTGGACAACATCAAGGCGCAAATCATCAAGCATTACCAGCGCATATCCGACCGTGAGGCATTCGTCACGGCTGAAATGGTACGCAACGCCTATCAGGGAATCGGCAGTGAGTATGAAACCCTGCTCAAGGCTTTTGACCGTGAGAACGAGGTGTTCAAGAAGCGTGTGGGAAAAGACCGTACAATGGCTACCTACCGCTCACGTGTGGTGGCAAGGAACTATGTTGCGGCGTTCATCAAGTCATTTTACAAGCGTACGGACATGGCTATGCCGGAACTTACTCCCGATTTCATCAAGGAGTTCGCCGCATACCTCTCGACTGAAGCCGGACTGCATAACGGGACGATATGGGAGAAATGTATGTGGCTGAAAGGCGTGGTGATGCGTGCGCACTTCAACGGACTGATTCCACGCAACCCTTTCGCACAGTTCCATATCAGCCCCAATGTAAAGGAGCGGGAATATCTGACGGAAGATGAACTGAAAGCGGTCATGACACATGAGTTCGAGGATAGCAAGTTCGCATACATTCGTGACATCTTTGTCTTTGCCAGTTTCACCGCCTTGTCGTTCGTGGACATTCAGGAACTGACGAATGACAACATAGTGGAGGTGAACGGCGAGAAGTGGATATTGTCCAAACGCCACAAGACAAAAGTCCCCTTTCAAGTGAAGCTGCTGGATATTCCCTTACAGATAATCGAACGCTACCGACCGATACAGAAAGACAACCGCATATTCCCCGGCTTGAACTACTGGTCTGTCTGTAAACCTCTGAAACGGATGATAAAGGAATGTGGTATAACCAAGTCAATTTCATTTCATTGCAGTCGTCATGGCTTCGCAACATTAGCGTTGAGCAAGGGCATGCCCATCGAGAGCGTAAGCCGTGTATTGGGACATACGAATATCGTCACAACCCAAATCTACGCAAAGATAACCACGCAGAAACTCGACAATGACTTGACGATGTTCGGTGATAAATTGAGCAAGACGTTTAACGGGATAACGATGTCATGAGTATGGGAAGAAACATCATAACAATGAATGAATCCGGCAATATTATCATGACGGAGAATGTCACTGATATATGGATGAGCGAACCGGAATTGGTGGAACTGTTCGGGGTAATCGTCCCGACACTCCGTGCCGCCATCAAAGCCGTGTATAAAAGCGGTGTATTGAAAGGGCAAGAGGCACAGAAGTATGCCCGGCTGGAGAACGGATATCATGCCGATGTGTTCAGTTTCCCGATGATAGTCGCGCTTGCTTTCCACATCAACAGTTTTGGGGCGGAACTGGTGCGCAATGCCGTTTTTGAAAGGCTATACTTGCGAAAAGAGAAAACAACATTCTTCTTTTCGCTGGGTATTCACAATATGTCTAATTATCAAGCATAAAGCCCAATGATATGGCGACATAAAATAGTGAAACCGACAAATCTTTATGTGTCAATCTATTGCCGATAAAACGCATTATCAATAAAACGTACTGCTGATAAAACGTATTGGTGGTCAGTTGAACAGACGTATTGCCGTTTTATCAACAATACGTACTACTAAGTCCGAAGAAAAACCCATTAGAAAGGCACTTCTTCGGGCTTTTGTTGTATGCTTTTAAGCCAAATCCAAGAAAATCTTACGTGAGTCACGTGTGGGTTGTCAATCCGTCTTGTTTGTATTGCCGAATTTTGCGCCAGACAAACATCTGACAATCATAAAATCAAGATGCCGATGAAGAAAGAAAATACAGAAAAGGAGGAGTTCATACGGGTAGGTACGACCCTCTACAAATTAGTGAACCAGCCCCGTCTGAACGGTGGCTATGTGAGGAAACGCATCGTGTGGAACAACGAGACGCTGCGGCAGGACTACGGCAAGGACTATCTCGCCACCGTGCCGAAGTATGACGGCTTCTGCACCGTCCCCGACCATGTGGACTACCGTCCTGTAGTGGACAAGTTCCTGAACCTCTACGAGCCGATTGAGCACCGCCCGCAACAAGGCGAGTTTCCCTGTATCCTTTCATTAGTACACCACATCTTCGGTGAACAGTACGAGTTAGGCATGGATTACCTGCAACTGCTCTACCTGCAACCTGTTCAAAAACTGCCTATCCTGCTGTTGGTATCGGAAGAGCGCAACACAGGCAAAAGCACGTTCCTGAACTTCCTGAAAGCCGTGTTTCAGAACAACGTCACGTTCAACACCAACGAGGATTTCCGCAGCCAGTTCAATTCCGACTGGACGGGCAAGCTGCTCATCGTGGTGGACGAGGTGCTGCTCAACCGCAGGGAGGACAGCGAGCGGTTGAAGAACCTCAGCACCACACTCTCCTACAAGGTGGAAGCCAAAGGCAAAGACCGTGACGAGATAGCCTTCTTCGCCAAGTTCGTGCTGTGTTCCAACAACGAGTATCTGCCTGTCATCATTGACGCGGGCGAAACACGTTATTGGGTGCGCAAGATAAACCGCCTGCAATCAGATGATACCGACTTTCTGCAAAAGCTGAAGGCGGAAATCCCGGCTTTCCTGCATCATTTGCAGCACAGGGCAATGGCAACGAAAAAAGAAAGCCGGATGTGGTTCGCTCCCTCATTGCTGCATACCGAAGCCTTGCGCAAGATTATCCGCAGCAACCGCAACCGTCTGGAAATCGAGATGTGCGAGCTTATACTCGACATCATGGACAGTACAGGCACGGACACGTTCTCGTTCTGCTATAACGATGTTCTTCTTTTGCTGGTACACTCGCAGGTAAAGGTGGAGAAGCACCAAGTACGGAAAGTATTGCAAGAGTGTTGGAAACTCACGCCTGCACCTAATACGCTTACCTATACCACCTACCAAGTGGACTGTACCCGTGAATGTCACTATTCGCCCATACGGAAAACCGGAAGGTTCTATACCGTGACAAAAGAATATCTGACAACTCTCTGATTATTTTGATGAAATGATGAACAAGCATATAACCATACTGAAACATACAGGTTTACATCCTCATCAGATGTTCATCAAAAGTATTCCGAAGATGAAAAGTAGAAATGAGACTGACAAGCTATGCCCGTCACCGTTAATGATGAATTTCTCTTTTGGCGAGTACTTTGATGAAAGGATGATGAATATGTACCATGCTGTCATTCAGTGAAATAATGTGTACATTCATCAAATTATCGTTTTTCCATTCATCACTAAATCCATTGTAAGATTATGACTATACAAGAAGCCAAACAAATCAGAATCGCGGACTATCTGCAAAGTCTGGGCTACACGCCCGTAAAGCAACAGGGAAACAGCCTGTGGTACAAATCCCCGTTCAGAGAGGAAACGGAAGCCTCGTTCAAGGTGAATACCGACCGTAACCTGTGGTTCGATTACGATGCGCCCATATAGGCTACACAATAAATATCTCTATGGCAAGAGATTAGGTTAGAGTTCAACAGACCTATCCTCAACGACTTAGCTGGAG